CTTACCTCTGGTAAAATAGCAAAAGGTATTTTCTTCTCTACTCCATCTTGATAAGCTTTTATTTCTTTAGTTAAGTTATCTGGATCAGAAGCATTACGCTTAAAGATTGCATTTAAATCTTCTCTGGCTTGTGTTTCTAGTTCTAACCCAAATAGAGTCATTGATGTCTTCTTCATATCATCAGAGAGAGCCTTAGACATCTGTGCGGCATCTCTTATCGTATCAATACCTCCAGTAGAGATTTGAATCTCTGGAATATTAACTGGCTCTACACTTTTCTTTTGAAATAAAATATCTGCCATTAGAATCTTCCACCTATAAGACTTAGAGAAGTTGCTGCATCTTTCATTACTCCAGATGAAGCTAACAATCCTTTGCTTCTTTTAGCTGCTCCTTCAATCCTGAATTGTTCAGCTTGTCCTCTTGCTCCAAGAACTTTTACTCTTCCACCTGCAAGTGTTTGTTGTAACTCTTCACCTGCTCTTTTTCTACTTTCTACTTGTGCTTGTAATGCTGTACCAGAAGATAATGAAACTCCTCTTCCTGCAAAAGCAGCGTCTGCACTAGCTAAATTATCCAGTAATCTAGCTCTATTTTCATTAGCTTGTTGAATCGAAGCTATCTTAATTTGATCTGCTTGTAATTCTTGCTGTTGTGCTTTTAAATTAAATACTTTTTGTTCTAATTGTGCTGCTTTCATAGTACTAAATACTTGAAATCCAGAAGATAATAATGATCCAAAAGCAAATAATGATGGTGAAGAAAGAATATTTAATAAACTATTTCCTGATGTAGCCGCTGCAGGAGCAAATGTAGATGCACCTGTAGATTGCAATGGCCCAACAGGAGAAAATGCTGTTGTTGAAGGTGTAGCTCCACTGGTTAATCCTAAAAATGACGATGCCATTTATTTATCCTTATACTTTAACTCTTATTGTTATTCCTAAAACTGTCATTGGTAAGGGATCTGCTTGTGTAATTGTAATCTGTCCAAATTCATCCCAACCTCTTATCCCAGATATCTTTTTATCTCCAGTAAATCTAGGAACAGGAACGTCTAATAATCCTGCACCAAAATCCCTAAAAGAAACAAAGTTATCGTTAACTCTAATATCAGATGTGTCATAAACTCTTAATACAGCTTCATGTATTCTTTTCTTTTTCCCTACTACATCTCCTGCTTGTTCAGGATTTGAATAAGGTAATGTTTTAACTGTAGGATCAAAGTTCAATCCTATCTCAAATAATGTATCAACATCTCTGCTTAATGTTACAGAACCAGCAGTTACAGTTTCATCCTCCATAACATAACCATCTGCTTTTACTCTACATGATTCGCCTTCTAAATAATCAAGACCTGCAAATGTATCTGTTGGCAATCCAGCGGTAACTTGCGTAGCTGCGTCTGTAAAGTAATCAAAATCAAATACTTCAAGATACTTATGATCTACTGCATCTATTTCTCTTTGTACTACAGTATATATTTTAGTTCTATCAACACCTACATTTACAAAATGTCCATCAGTAGTAGCTTTAGTAAATCCTTTAACTTTCTGCTCTGCAAGAACGCATCCAAATGTTAATGTTCCATCTACATTAGCTAATAAAAGATATGAGGCTTCTTCTGTATTTGTACTTTTCCTAAAAGAAAAATCTACTGGTCTATTAATTAAATGAGAACTTAATAAACTTAGGTTAGAACTTGTATATGCTAATTCAGTATCACTAAATACCAATGCTCCTAAACTCTTACCACCTCGTTGTACGTATATTGTAGCTCCATCTACTATAGCAAGAGGTAATCCGGGCTCACTTCCTATCCTAGTTTGAGAAACTATACCTGTACTTGTTGGAGTAGCAGATTGAGTCTTTGCTTGAAGAATCGTTGCTTCACCACCTGTAGTAAATATTTGTAATGTTCTATGAGATATTACATTTACAATTGCATCTTCTTCATTCAAATCATAATCAATTGAATCGCTATCTCTTAAAGCTCCTGGATCAAAATCATAATACAATCCTAATCTGGATGCCCAAATAGTTCTTGGTCTACTTCGACTTCCTCCAATCCATAATCTTTCTTGATGAAAGGCTCCACATCTTGGATATCCTCTTGTAGTTGACCATACCTCTTCCCAACCTTTTTCAAAGGTCCAGTCTCCTGTTGGAATAGCTACTACATCATAAAAAGGTATATCTACAATTACATCAACAACAGTTCCAGAGACAACTTTAACGATTCTTGCTCTGCCACCATTACCCTCTAGATATTGACCTAAGTCTCCACCAGCAAAAGTAGCAGCAGTACTAGCTGTTAATTGTGTTTTACCATCAACAGCAGTTGGAGTTAATGTTCCAGCAGGATGCGTAATTACAGAAGTAAAATCATATTGTGGTATATAATCCCATGTGATTACTTCAAAAGTCCATAAAGCATCACCATGTCTAGTTAGTTTATGAACAGGTATATCTTCTTGAAAGAATAATGCTACGTCAACAGCTTGTGTAAATGTTGCATTATGTAAGAATGTATCTACATAAGAATTAGCTCTTACATCAACTTGAAATACTTCATCTTTATATACTGCTATATTTCTATCTGTGAAGACCAACATATAACTTTGATCTATATTAAACTTAAAATTAAAAAGTCTCGCAGCAGAAATATCAGCTGTTTCTCTCCAAACATTAAATTCAGACATAGATACTTTATCAGTTCCTAAATTGGTAGCTCCTATTCTAGCAAATCTTATATATCTCCATGACCCTCTTACTCTTCTTCTTGTAGTACTTTCAACAGGGCTCATTGGTATTGCAGCACCAACACTTGTCCAAGCAGCATCATCATTGCTTACTTGTACGAAAAATTCTGTATTATCAGTTAATGTAGTAAGAGTTGCTCCAACAACATCTACGAAGGCTATATCATGTGCAGCTCCTAAATCATAATGAACCACTATATATGGATTAATAACGCCAATGTTAGTAGTAGTAACAGAATAAGTACTTGTATCATCATCATTTATATTCGCTGTTGTTCCACCATTAGGTACTGTTATTGCTTGTTTTGTCTCTCTCTCTACTTGTCTATGTAATCTATCTAAATATTTTAGTCCCGGTCTTCTCTTAAATCCACCTTCTGGAAGGCAGATAACATTTGTCATAGTTTCTGCAGCACTATAGTAGAACTCAGTATCCGTACGAGCTCTCATTAAAGGATCCATCTCACCTATAGTGAATCTCATCTGCGTAGATCTATAAGACATTAAATATTCCTTACCGCTATTAATGAGAAACTTCTTATTGGTCTTGCTGTTTGTTCACTTGAATCAATTCTTCTTGCTTGTCCGAATAATCCACCTTGTAAATTATCTGATGGTAATCCAAAAGCTCTTTTCATTTTACTTTCAGCTATATCATCTTGTGTAGTAAGGATTGGAGCTAATTTAGCTGCTAATGCAACTACTGCAAACTCTACAAACCAATAAGGCCAAACAATAGGCTCTAAATAAACTTGGTAATCTACATAGACTTCTTCGTAATTAGCATAAATCTGGTTTTCATATCTTTGGTAATCAATCCTTGGAGTTGCTCCATCTCCGCTACTATCATAAATAGCTCTTAATCTTAATAAATCACCTGGTAATTGATATTGATATTGATATTCATTCAAAGGTTCAGCAACTAATCTTCCAAGTTGTATCTTAGTTAAAGTAAATCTCCATGGATATATTGATAATAAATATCTTGAATAGTCATCCCAAATTAAACCACATACTCTTGATTCATCGGCATCTTCTAAAAAAGAGGTAATTGGAGCTATTCCTAATTCAGTTAATGCAAGAGAACATATTTCATATTTATTAGCTGCCATTTTTTATTCCTCTAATAAATTTGGAAGGAGAGTTTTAATTCCCCTTCCATTCTAGTTTTGGTTATACGGTTATCTCAATAAGTATTTGTGCAATACTTGTATCAGTAGAACCACCATTTGTGATTATTTCAATAGCATCACCGACAGCAACTGTATTAGCAGCAGTAGGTGTTGAACTATCAATTGTACCAGCAGCAGAACCAACATTAGCAATCGTAATGGATGAATCAGTAACGGCTACAGTATTGATTTCAGCAGTAATAGTTGCGTCACCAACTGTGATAGCAGTATCTATAATCGTATGTATTCTGGTTATTTTACCAGCTACAGGAGAAACTACCCAAGCAGATGATGCTGCAGAAATGTCTGCTAGTGTTGTTTGTACCCAAACTTTACCTGCTGCTCCACCAGTATTAGGTGCTATTTCGTAAACAACATATAATGCTTGTGCAACTGTAGATCCACCATCTGATGTCATCGTAATTACATTAGTTGATTTAACAGTACGCAATCCTGTTGGATAAGAAGTATCCAATGTTCCTACTGCTGATCCAGCATGTGCAACTGTAATTGCTGAGTTTTCTATTGCAGTACCACCAATATCAAATGTAATTGCTGCGTCACCAGTTGTGATTACTCCAGCAAGTACTGTAGTAATATTAATTATGTCTCCTGCTACGTTAGAAGTTAGTGCAATAACACTTGCAGTTGAGATATCAGCTAGTTTAGTAACTAATACATCTGTATCTTCCGTTGCTGTTGCATGTACATAAAACAAAGCAGATGTTTTAACAGCTACAGTCATAACAAAACCACCGCTTCTTGCGGTTACGGTTGTTCCGTCAGCAG